TATAAGTTCTACTCTCAACGCCAGTTGGTTCAAAAGATTATGTTGAACTCTCTCTATGGTGTATTGGGTCTACCATCTTTCCGATTCTACGATGTGGATAACGCAGAAGCCACCACAATCACAGGTCAGACGGTAATTAAGACTACCGAGTTGATTGCAAACCAATACTACAAGAGTATCATTGGTAAAGAGGGTGATTACAACGTATACACCGACACCGACTCCGTATTCTACCAAGCACTTCCGCTGGTTCAAGCCCGAAACCCAAACATTGACCCTACTTCGGATGAACAAATGGTTCCCGCTATTTTGTCAGTTGCTCAAGAGGTTCAAGCCCACATCAATAAGGTCTACGACACAATGTCAAAGAAGATGTTCAATGTGGATTCTCACCGATTCGACATCAAACAAGAAACCATTGCAAAGGGTGGATTTTGGGTATCAAAGAAGAGATACGCTCAATGGATTATCAACGACAACACTGTACCTGTTGATAAGATGGATGTTAAGGGATTAGATGTTCGTAGGTCTTCATTTCCTACCTACTTTAAGAAGGTGATGGAGACTGTATTGTTGGATATCCTAAAGGGTGTTGACAAAACCGAAATTGATACCAAACTGATTGATTATAAATCTAATATGGAAAATCAGTCATTTAAAGACATCGCCAAGAACTCCGCAGTGAAGGATATGTCCAAGTATGTTAGTGCTCGTAAAGAGTATGTATTGGGTGAGTTTGAGAAAGGAACACCAGCGCACGTAAAAGCTGCTATTACCTACAACCAACTCCTAAAACACTACAAAACTCCTTACAAGTATGAACCTATGAAGGATGGTGATAAAATCAAATGGGTATACCTTAAAAAGAACCCACTTGGATTGGATGCTGTCGCATTCACGGGTCACAACGACCCACCACAAATCAATCAGTTTATTCAACAATACATTGATGTAAACTTGATTTGGGAAAAGGAATTGGAAAACAAGATTACCGACTTTTACGATGCTATGGGTTGGGACAAACCAAATCCTAATCTTGCAAAAGCATCACAATTTTTTGGATTTTAATTTGGATAATCCAATTTTATTTCGTATATTTGTCTAAACTAAAAATTAAAAAGTATGAAGAAAAGTTCATTTGAGGGATTTATCTCTCGTTATAACCTCGGCGGAGAAGTTGAATCCGTTAAGGTGGTATCATCTGATGAAGGAATGTCAGTTCGCTTTATCTCTGATGATAAGACTCTTTTGGGTGTTGTAGAAAGTGAAGACAAAACTTTCCCAAATGGAGAGTTTGGTATCTACACCACTTCACAACTCAAAGGTCTGCTTGGTGTTCTTGATGGTAATGTTGATGTAAATGCAAATACCACCACGTTGGTGTTTTCAGATGCTAAAACATCGGTAAACTATGTGTTGGCTGAATTGTCAGTTATCCCAGTAGTTCCCGAACTCAAGCAACTCCCCAACTTTAACTCAACCATCACTTTGGATGAAGCGTTTGTTGCAACGTTCATCAAGTCAAAGGGTGCTTTGAGTGATTCTGACACATTTACTTTTACTTGTAATAACAACAAAGGTGAGGTTATTTTGGGTTACTCTAAAATCAACTCAAACCGAATCTCTATCAACGTTGATTGTACTTGTGATGGTGATGTTCAACCTATTTCATTTTCAGCTAAATACTTGAAAGAAATCCTCAACGCAAACCGAAACGCGAAGTCATCTTCTATGAAGATTTCATCACAAGGTCTTGCTTCGGTTTCTTTTGAACACGAAGGATACAAATCTAATTACTACCTTGTAGAAGTAAAGTAATGTTTTGGGATACTGAACCAGCGAAGCCGGAATTCAACTACGATGTAGAGAAGAAAAAATTCATAGATAATATGGACTACCTTTCTACTATGTCAGTAGAAGAACAAACGCTGTATAAAAAGTGGCAGGAGTGGAATCACGACTTGGCTACCTCTATGAAGAGAAAAGCAAGTCTGGCGCTTCACTACAACTCTCTTTGGATGCCAACGGACATTTACAATAAGGAACAAACTATCAAAGAAATTGAAGACCTTGACCCTTATGTAGAAATCGTTGATGACCCAAAAGAATCTACTCGTTGGACCGAAATCCGAAAGTTAATCCATACGATGTCTTTTGATGCTAACCCCGGTCGTAATGTAAAAATCTACATTAAGGACCGAGTTAGTGGTAAGATTCTTGGATTGATTTCGCTGGCTTCAGATGTCACATCATTGGGAGTTAGGGATACCTACATTGGGTGGACACAAGACAACAAATACAAAGATGGTAGGTTAAATCACACTACCATTGCTTCCACTATCGTGTGTACTCAACCCTTGGGGTACAATTTCTTGGGTGGTAAGCTGGTCGCTTGTATGGCGACCTCGCCTGAAGTTCGTAAACATTGGAAAGACAAGTACGGACAAACTCTAATCGCAGTAGGCACCACTTCTTTGTATGGTATCCACTCCCAATATAATGGAATCCCACATTTCAAAACCCTCGGCGAATCCGCAGGTAAGGTTTCTACCAAACCGGATGATTCAGTATATGAGGTATGGCATCAATGGGTAAAGGAACACAAAGCTGAAGAATACGCCAAACAAACCGCTGAAAAAGAAGGTGTAGATGGACCCGCAACCGGAGTTAAACAAAAGGTCATTACGATGATTTTCAAAGAACTTGGTTTGAAGGGGTCACACTACCAACACGGATTCAAAAGGGGTGTATATTTCGCTCAGATGTATGAGAATGGTAATGAGTTTCTTCGTAATGAAATCACCGAAGACCAACTTGTAATGAAAGACAAGTTTAAAGATGGTGACCAATATACGATGAATTGGTGGAAACCTAAAGCTATTCGTAGATACACAACTTTATTTGATGAAGGTCGTATCAAACCTGAATCGTTGTTTTATATTGACATCATTGGTATGTCGTGGGAAGACGCAAAAGCAAAATATCTCAAAGAAGTAGGAAGATGAGTAACTCACTATGGGTCGAGAAGTATCGACCAGACACATTAGAAGGTTATGTTGGAAATGAACATATCCTTGAGAAAGTAAAGATTTACATTCAGAACGAGGATGTACCTCATTTGTTGTTGTATGGTCAAGCCGGAACAGGTAAGACCACACTCGCAAAAATCATCACTAATCAGATTGATTGTGATTTGATGTATATCAATGCTTCGGATGAAAACTCCGTAGACGCTGTTCGTGATAAGATTCGTGGATTCGCATCTTCTATGGGATTTCGTAAGTGGAAAGTCATTATCTTGGATGAGGCTGATTATTTGTCTCAAAACGCCCAAGCGGCTCTCCGTAATCTTATGGAAACCTTTTCAGCGTCAACTCGTTTTATCTTGACTTGTAATTTTGTTGAAAAGGTAATTGACCCCATCCAATCTCGTTGTCAGACATTCGCTATTACACCACCATCCAAAAAGGATGTTGCAAAACGACTCAATGAAATTCTAAATCAAGAAGGTGTTGAGTTTGAGATGTCAGATTTGGCTGTGATTGTTAATAGTGGGTATCCTGACATCCGTAGGGTGTTGAACGCAGCTCAACGACAAGTAATCAACGGAAAGTTGGTGATTGACAAACAATCAACTCTTGAAGCAAATTATACTGATAAAGTGGTACAAGAATTGATGTCTAAAAATGACGCAAAAACAAAGTTCACTAATGTCAGACAAATTATTGCTGATTCAGGTGTTAAAAGCTTTGAACCTTTGTATAGAACATTATACGATAGAGTTGATGAATACGCAGAGGGTAAAGTAGGTCAGACCATCTTAAACATCGCAGATGGTCAGTACAAAGACACTATGGTAGTTGATAAAGAAATCAACGTAATGGCGATGATGTTAAACATTATAACAAGTATTTAAAATGGCAAAAATGATTAAGATTGAAACGGATTATCGTTTCTATGAAGTAGAGTTGACCGATGAACAGGTTCAACGATACAACTCCGGCGAATATGGCGCTGATGAAGTAATGGAAGAATTAATGGATATGGATTGGGAATGGACCAATACCAAAGATGGTGGAACTGATTATCGTTTAGAAGAATAAATTATGGCAAAAGGTAAAGTAATTCCGATGGGTCAAAAACAACAACCCACCCAACAAGCACCAAAGATTAATGTAGACCCTTTCAAGTTGAAGACGGTAACCTGTCCCAATTGTGAAGGTATCTTCTTCACCGAGGTGACTATGTTCAAGGAAGTTCCTGCGGTTATGTCTCCAAATGGTCAACAATCAATGTTGCCTATTCCTGTGGTGGTATGTAATGAGTGTGGAACCGTACACCCAAAGTTCACTCCTAAAGAGTTCTTTGAAGGTGGCGAAGAAAAGTGATGATGGTGTAGTAAAAGCCAAGGGGTTATTTGACCACTTGGGTGGTATTACACATCTAAAAACTCCGTGGGAGAGTTTGTCCCCTATGGATAAGAAATCGTTTGAAACCTATATGGTGAATCGGTTCTTATCTATGGGTGCTGATAACATTGAGATTGTAAACATCGTTAATCAGTACACTAACGGACAACTCACCCCGCGAGAGGTCTACAAGTTTTATTTGGATATACTACCAAAGAAAAAATCATTCAACAAGTATATCAAAGGCAAGTCCGAAGACAAGTGGGATAAAAATGTAATTCAGTATTTGTGTAAATACTATGAAGTATCATCTCGTGAGGTTTTGGATTACCTTGATATTCTTACCAAGGATGAAATCAAATCAATAATTGTAAAATACGGGGTTGACCCAAAAGAAATAGATAAATGGCTAAAATGATTAAAGAAGCAAAGACAAAAGTAGAATGGGTTGGTGAAGAAGAGCGACCTACCTATGGTGAAATCAAAGATGAATCCGCAGTTGAGTTTTGTGAGAGAACTTATCCACAAACAACCGAAGAGTTCAAAAATATTTTGGATGAGATGTACCTTACCTTTTGTAAAAAGCAAAGAAACTACGGACCTGGTAACATTTCGGTAGGAACCGCATTACAAACCCAAGATGAAGTAAAACTATCACTCACAGGTCTTTGGTTCCGTATCAATGACAAGGTTCAGCGATTGAAGCAGTTGGTAGTATTTGGTCAGCCAGATGAGGTTGGTGAACCAATCCAAGATACATACGAAGACCTTTCAGTCTACGGAATTATCGCTCAGATTGTTCAGCGTGGTAAGTGGGGAAAATAAAAAGCCCG